CAAGTCTGATTCTTCTGAAATAATACTCATCGTGCCAAGCATGGACTCCAGATGAAGTTCCAAGAACACATGAAGTGGTTCCTGAAGGTTTTACTGTTGTACACCTAGCAGCTTTATGAATTCCAAGAATTTTAGCAACTCTTTCATTTTCTTCTTTTACAATTCCTGCAGCTTCTTTCATACTTAATTTTAACACGGCTCCAGAAGCAATACCTGTCATACCAACTCCGATTAGTGCATCTTTTTCAGTTGTTCTTTTCCAGATATCACGAAGATAATGAAAATCAGTATATGAAGCTTGAAGAGTTCCGATGAATGATGCTGCCTTAACTCTTTGATTTAAATCTTCTTGAGATTCTAAATTAGATACATTAACTTCACAAAGATTACAGAATTGAAAAGGTCTTAATGCAATTTCAGCACAAGGATTAGTTCCCCAATCTTTATCATTAGTAAAGAAAAATCCTGGCTCACCTGCATTAGACAATTCAATTTTTTTCCATAAATCCATGAACTCTTCTTTTTGGATACGATCACGAAGAATAGTCGCAGAATTATTTGCTCTACCTCTTTGTGGATTATTTTCCCACCAGGCACCAAATTTAGAAGTTAGCATATCCTCATCATCAAAAGAAAATAAACTAATTAAAGCAGCACGGCGAATACCTCCTGATAATACTGCATCCGCAATATAACAAATCATATCATGGCACTCAATTGGAGTTAATTTATCTCCGGTATCTTTACGATCTAATATTTTTTGAATTTGAAATAAACACTCTTTTAATGGCTCAGGACCAGGAGCTTTTCCTCCTGCGGTAATAAGCATAGATCCTTTTGGTCTAATATCTCTAAAATCAAATTTAGGTCTTGGACCTCCTACTAAATAGGATTTCATTAGTAGTTTTATTGCATCTGCCCAACCTTCAATAGAGTCTCCAATAAGATATCTTTTTTCTTTACTAGGTTTAACAATTTCAGGAAGTTGATCTACATGATGTTTTTGAACAGAATATCCTACACCGCAACCTCCTAAAAGTAAAAACATTACTTCTGAAAATACGCGCCAATCATCGACTGGTGCAAATGAGCAATTAAATATTCTGGCATTATTAATAGCAATAGGCTTTCCTGCAAATTGCATAGAGCGCATAGAAGGCAGGATTTTTTTGTCGTAAACTAGTTTATATACACTTTCAATTTCGTCTTGTAATTTCGGAAACTTTTGTAAATGCATTTCTTTGTTTCTGGTAACTATCTCTTCCCATGTTTCTCTTCTTTTTGGTCCTGGTAAATACTTTGCATACTTGTTGTAGACTGTTATTTCAGACAAAATTTGTTGTGTAATGTCCATTTTTAATTGTTTTTTTATTAAAGTTTAAAAAATAAAATTTATCCTAGAAAACTATATAGCTTTCTAGCACAGATCAAAACCCTTTGTTAATATTTAATGATTAAAGCTAACTACTTAGCTTCCAGGAAGAGTCGAACCACCATTGGTAGACTGGGTTAAAGTAGCCTTAGTCTTCTGAATTTTATTGATACTATTCGTAGTCAACTTACTATACTGGTTTGGGGACGCAGAATTAAGTTGGGCAATATTATCAACATACTTAAATTGAGGATCAGATGCTCTATAGCTATCTCCTTTTGGTGCCTTCTTGAATAAATCAATTATAAAATTCATTGTATCTGTTTTTCTCTTATAAATATAGCTTTTTTGCTAATTTATAGTCCTAACTCAAAAAATTTATTAGACAAATATGCTTTTTCATCCCTGTCTAATGAAGAACTAAACGTTTTAGGCTGATTATAGTTTTGATTTTGCCCTTCTATATTTAATTCATCTTCATTCATCGTATCTGAATTGATCTCTATACTACCATTATTGGTACTAATTTTGGCGGCATATGTCATTCCATCCATTCCATATCTATTTTTCATAATGTGCATACGGCCAGTTCCATTTACTTTATCTTGTCTCTTTCTTGATAAAGACATTGCAAAATCTGCAATCATCATTTTATTATAAGATCCAGCTGCTTTGTCTCCTTCAATTACATCATCTTTAGCACCTGCCCTATTTACCTGAGAAACTGTCCAAATTGGAACTTTAAGTTCTCTTGCCATTCCTTTAGTTGCTGTATATACATCATCAATTGCATCTTTTGGATCAATAGATTTTGTTTTACTTTTTAGTAGATCAACATAATCAATAATAACTAGATCTGGAGGATATCCTAAATCTTTACACTTCTGTATATGTGATTCGATAGTATGGATAGTTGCTTTACCCATAGGGAATTCTTTAATGATTAGTTTGCCTTTTAATTTAACCACAGATTCCTCAATAGAGCCTCGATGTTTATGAACTTGTTGAACATCTATACCTGTAAATAACGCGTCATAACGTTTGCCTACGTAGTACTCAGATAGTTCTAAAGTATAATGGCATACATTAAATCCTGACTGTACCGCCATAGCTCCTAGATTAACTAACATCCAACTTTTACCGCCTCCAGGATTACCGAATATAAGTCCTAGGTCACCTTTACCAAGTCCTCCCATTAAAAGTTCATTAATGTTTGGCCATGCTGTTGGTATTGCCGCTCTTTCTTCTTCACGATATCTAGTTTCAATATCTTTTTCATATTCATGCCCAATAGACTTATCTTGGCCTGCTTTTAAAGCAGCATCCATCATATACTTAATATCGTCGTATTGACCTCTTTCTAAAAGAGTTACTGAATTAAGAATGGCTTTTTTAAGTTGTTGATTTCTACAAAAATTTGAAAATTCTTGCTCTACATATTCGCGATCTTCATTAGCGGCTTTATAAGCCTCTTTTAATTGATCAACTACACTAATCTTTAAAACTTCATTTTCAATTTTTCTTACTTCAACTTGAAGAGAATCTAGGGACGGCGTAGTATTATATTTGTAATAGTATCTTATAATTTCTCCAACAATCCATTTATGTGCTGGGTTATCAAACATCTCTGTATCTAATATATCATTAATGTTTTGAAGAAATTCTTTATGCTTTAATAAACTTGATAAAACCTTAACTTGGAAACTCATTCCGTACTGCTGCAACTGATTTAGTGAACTCATAACTTATTTATATTTTGCGATTTGATTAAAGTGCTTAAATAACCAATTTGGCAAATTAGCAATTGAATTGCCTAGATTATCTTCGTTATACAAATTAATAAATTCTTGTGAATTAAGCTCTTTATTAGGATGAAGTATCAAAAAATCTACCTCTTCTTTTGCTTCGTCCGGGATATTAGGTTCTCTTAAATCCATAAGTCTTTTATTAATTCTTAGTTGATACTCGTAATTAACTATTGACTCGTGTAATTTTTTATCTCCGGCTTTACACTTTTCTAATATTTGATCTAATGATATTTCATTTTCTGATCCTAGCTCTGGAAATAACTTAAGCATTGTTTTAGATCCTAGTCCTCTTACTCCAGGTACATTATCTCCAGAATCACCTAATAAAATCTTTTGTGTTAAAAAATTATCTGTAGTAACTCCATATTCAGTTAATACCATATCTTTATCATAGAATTTTTTCTTAATAGGAGAATATACAGATATTTTTTTATTAACTAACTGTAAAAAATCTCTATCAGAAGACATGATTGTAATTTCTCCATCTAATTTTCCTGCCATATATCCTATAACATCATCGGCTTCAATTTTATCAATTGATATAAGATCTACAGGAAGTTGTTTTAGATAAAAAATTAATCTTACAATTTGATTTGTAATAGACTCTGACTCTTCTTTTTGAGATTCAAATGCATCCCAATTTGTTACTCTATTAATTCCACGATTTCCTTTATATTCAGGATAGATATATCTTTTATTTGTAGATCCACCTTGACCATCAAAGACTAAAATCACTCTAGTTGGTCTAACTAGATTAATAACATATCCTAAGGATCGTAAAAATCCTGTTAGACCTCCTATATGATTTCCTTGAGGATTAATGTGTCTTATTACTGTAAAAGCTCTTAAGAAAGTGTTTAGAGAGTCTATGATTAAGACTCTACTATTTACACTATCATCCACTTTCTCCTCTTTTAAAGATTCGAATATTTTTTGGTATTCTTTATTCATTATTAATCTTGTAGATCAAATATATCTGGTGACAATTCTGTTTCCTCTTCTACTACGTCAAATGTTCCAGATCCTAAGACTTTTGTCCATTCATCGCTATACTTCTTTTTATATTCTTCAAGATCTTTTTTATCATCTTTAATAAAGCCATGAACAGTCATAAGCACTTTATTTACTGCGGTAACTCCTGTTATGTGATTTTTATCACAGCTAATTCTAGTTCTTTTAGCAAACTCAATCTCTTTGCCATTTTTAGTAGCTTTGATTTTGTTTGTTCCTGCTTTAGCAATATTACCAAATGTAATAATAAGTGATGAATCAAAATACATCGTATTGCCACCTTTATTATTCATAGTTGGTTGCGACATTGGACTATCAGGTTTAGCTACCCAAATTTTATTTACTGCTACTAATGTATTAGTATATGGTTGACTTGCTTTACGAGATAATACAATTCTTTGATTAATGAAATTACCAAATTGTTGAGACATTGCTCCTGCATTCCACTCATTATTATTTGTAGATTTTTCTATACTCATTCTACAAGGAATAGATCCTACTGAATCCCAGAAGAAACAAATATCATGAGGTAAAGTACCTTTCTTTTGTTCATCAAGAATATCTGCAATAAATGCTGATACATCTTCTACGCAATTAAGTTTCTCTCTATCAATATATAAAAAGAATCCTTGATAATCCACAACTTCTCCTGTTACAGGATCTGCTATTTCTTCATATTGAAATCCCATAGCTCTTGAATGGCTCCAATCCCATTTCATTTCTGTAATAATAAAAACAGGAAGTATTCCCATCTTTTGTGCAGAAACTGCGGCCTCTAATAAAGCTGTTGTTTTACCTGTATCAGAGTGTCCACGAAGTAGAGTAATATGCCCGATAGGAATACCAGGAATTTGTAGTGTGTCTTGAAATGCTTGTGATAGTGGAATCCAAGAAGGCTGCTTGAATATTACACCAGAAGATAAATTTTTACCTTTCTTAAATTGTTCTAAACTATTAGTGCCTTTGATTGCACTAGATATAGTGCTATTTAATGTTGATTTTCCCATGCGAAACTGTTTAGTTTAAAAACCCCTTCCGAAGAAGGGGCTTTTTTGTTAGATGTCAAATAGGCTGTCAATTTCTGAATCTACACTTGCTTTTGTAGTATTCAAACTGTAACCTTGTTTAGGCGCTGATTGTTCCCAAGGCAGATCGCCTGTTGGTTTTGTAACTACTTGATCTGCTTGTTGCTTAATTTCTTCTTCAGGATTTAGATGTGCTAGAAGAGCTGTTTTCATTTCTTCATAGCTATACCTTTTGAATTGAGTTAGCGGATCTGGTTGTGTTTCTAACCATAGTTTTACTTTAGCTGCATCATCAGATAGCGGAGTAGATTTAGTACGTACCCTAACAGTAGAAGTATTATACATTAATCCAGTGGTTTCTTTACCAGCTGTCTCAACTGTAACATCTCTTCCTGTAATAGGATCTGTATAATCTCCTACATCCTCATCTTCAGCGATACTTAACAAGTCCATATAAACTTGCTTACCAAATTCCCAAAGCCTAACGCCTTTATCTTCTTCTCCTCGCACAATGACAGGAACAAAGATACGCATTTTTGGTTCGAGCTTTTTAGCCATTTGCCAATTGTCTTTTTCACTAGACTTTCTTAAGCCTTGTGCAAATTCAACGATTGGATCTTTTTCGCCAAAATTTGATAAACTAATCATGGATCTGTTATTGATCCCGTAATGCATTAGAACCTCTTTAAATGGGTTCTGTTTGTCAAACATTGAAGGTACAATCCTTACTGAATGTTTGCCCACGGTAGGCCTCCAAAGGGTTTGAGCGAGGTCTTTCTTCTGTCCTCCACGTGGATTTTGTAGAGCCGACAGTCTTGATTTTAACACTGAAATGTCCATACGTAACTGATTTTTATAAATGTAACAAAAAAACTTGAACTAAAACAGTTTTTCTTTTAAGTTAGATAGCAACTATTTTATGAATAGCAGTATTTAACTTTTTAAGATCATCTCCTTGAGTAAGGATAACCGAGTTTTTATAATCATCCCAAGTGATTGGGAAAGAAGTATCTAGTACGCCGCCATTTAATTTCTTAATTAAAGTATTTAGGGCGTTAATAGTATATAAAGTGTTAGTTTCTTTCTTTCTATGCACTAAGATAGTATTTGGAAGAATTTTAGTTTGTGCTCCTTCAATTTCAATATTATAAGTACATAAGTACTCATTTGAATCTATTGAGGATAAAACAAATATCTTTTTATATAGAATTGTGTATTCTTTATTTATTTCTCTTAGTGTATCTTCTAAGCCATCTTTTGGCGAAAAAGTACAAAATAATTTATTCATAAGCTGGTCTGATGTAATTTCTGCTGCGATCATTTGCTCCATAACCTTTTGTTTACTGTTAATAAATATTGAATATTACTAGAAAGCATAGTTAGATCCGTATTTGTGCTTGACAAGCATGTTTTTCCCTTCTAAGATAGTCTTGATCTTTTTTAGTAGGGTTTTACCATCCTCTTGTGAAAAATCAAACAGAAAAGAGTCATACGTGATTAAAATAAGCTTTGTTTTCTTTTTAGTTAGTAGTTTGTTTATCTCTAATATCTTGAATATGTTTTCTTTAGTTTCTAGATTCTGAACAATGTAGTTAAATAACTTTAATTTATTCATATCAGGCAACTTTCTTAGAATCCTTCCTGTAGGTAAAATGAGTGCTTTATGTGCATTATATTTTTTCCATTCCTGTTCTATAAATTCATTAAGAGATTTAAAGAAGTCAATATTTTGATATTGTTTTTCTATACCTCCATAAAGCTGCTTAAATGTAATAGACTTAGATTCTTTATACTGCTCAGGAGTTAATTTATCTACATTAAAATATAATTTACCTAGATATTCATGCATAGACTCTTTGGGACATTCAAAACCAATTAATCCAGAAATAAGTC